CAAATTCGGTTCTATAAACACCTTCAATATCTACATATTGACCATAAAATCCACTTTGGATATAATGGTCAACCCCGTCCTCATTATTTGGAGGAACGGGGGATACTATAGACTTTGGTTGCTTAAGTGAATCTTCAATTGAAAACCCAAAAAGTTTTGCCATCTTATAAATTTATCTGACTATATCTACTATTTAGTTAATATCTTCACCACCTGCTGAAGGACCATTACCCTTGATTGCTTCCCACCACTGAACCTGAAGTTCTACGGTGAATTGCTCAATGTCTCCACCAGCATCATATGCTAAATCAATAGCACTGATTTGAGTTGGGAATACATCATAGAAATGATAAACTCTAAGAGCAGATCCATCACGATCTAATTGATAAACATAAGCATCTGCCTGATAAAGTTCTGGATTTGTAATACCAGTATTATCAGAAACTCGGTTAATCGTGTTCATCCACTTTTCAAATGCCGAACGGATGGAGAAATCCGTATCGTTGATAATAGTAACAGTCCAAGTATCAAAGGTTCTATCGCCTGCAATTTTTAAAATACGTCCTCTGAAAGGAACATCAATCGGAGCAACATTCGATGCTGGAAGATTTGCTGCCTTCACTAAGAATCTTGCTTTATCCAAAACCGCATTATCTGCAGGAGCAGCTGCTGGGAAGGAAAGAACAACTTCAAAAAGATTGGGTCTAGCGCCACCACCAGACAACTTGCTCTTGAAATCAGTGATTCTTCTTAGTGGTGGTGTATTTAACTGTGTCCTGGTTGCCATTTGTTTAAACCTCTAAGTTAATTAAAATTTACCAATAACTTCTTCAAATGCAACACCAGTTCTGGTGGCAACAAAGGTAAGACCAATAAAGTTAATCGATCTTGCAGGTTTAATATAGATGTCAGCAATAAATTCATTATTATCAATAACTGCTCCAGTATTATTTGTTTCGTCACAGACAACTACGTAATCAAAAATACCTCTCTTAGCTCTTACATCACGTAGGAATGGTTCAACAATATTTACAAAGTTTGTCCTTGTAATTTCATCGTTGAATTCAAACAGAACATCTTTAGCTGCTTGTGAAATAGCCTGCTCAACATAGATAAACAATCTACGAACGTTAATTCTATCAAATGCAGATGCCTTCCCAAGTCCAGTCTTATCACCAAACAGAATAATACCAGATCCTGATGAGAAGATAACTGGATTAATTCTATTAGAATACAGACGATCTCTTTGAGATTTTGTTGGATCATAAACTAACTTGACTGCATTAAGTATCGAACCTCTACTCGTACCCGCTGGCGAATACCATGGGAATTGATTAATGTCGGTTCTTGCACATAATCCTGCAATGTCACCATTCAGAGGGATATATCTGAAGGTATTTGAGAATCTATCGTAAGTGTACTTGTATCCACTATCGAATACTGCATACGAAGATGATGCAATAGGTGAATAGAAACTGATTACATTATCGGTAATATCCTCAGCTTCATTTACTGTTACTGAACCTACACTGGTATCAGATAGGAATGCTCCTCTATATGGACTGATAAATGCAACAGCATCCTTTCTCAGTTCAGCTACCGAGATTAGTTTATTTGCTAAAGCTTGTCCAGATTCCTTCGTATAATTGGCAGACCCCATAAGTAAGAAATCAACCTTAAAGGTATCTGTGCTTTCAAATAAATCATAACCATCACTAAGTTCTGCAATAGTCGCAGTTAGTGCTCCAGCGGTTGAGATTCCAGTTTGACCATTATAATTCAAACCACCAGTTAATGTATAAGTTCTGCTACCAATTGCAGCAAAAATTGTTCCTTCTGCATCTTGATCCCAACCAGTATCACGAGCAATCTCGTAATCTTCCCCATATCCTGTAGTAGTTAATCCAGATGGTGCAGATCCACCAAAGATAAGATTTGAATTCTCCGAAAGATACTTTCTCCAATATGATGGACTTCCTACAGAATAAGTTCCATCTTTTGCCTTAGAAAGACCTAAATGCTTCTCTAAGATAGTTCCAGCGTTTCCAGTAACCGTTCCATCAGCATCAATTAAAACAACATGCAATTCATCAAATCTTGAACTTCTCGATTCTGCATAGTCCGAAGTTCCAGGTCTATTTGAAATATTGTTCCAAGGAAGTGATAAAGTAGATGTAATTCCAATTGACTGACTATCAAACCAATCAACTGCTTCAGTAACGGTTCTACTTGCTACTGTAGCACCATTATTGTTTAAGAATGTAATCGCTCCATTATCAAACTCATAAACACCTAAAGGTTGATAATCTACCTGTGTTTCTACAGACAAATCAGCAGAAAGGGTTGATAGAACTTTGACAGCAACCTGATTAGTTCCGAGTCCAGCAAGTGCTCCTACGCCGGTAACAATTCCCTTAACAAATCCACTACCTGCGGAGGTTGTTCCAACTCCAGCTACTACTTTCCCCGCAAGTGTTTGACTTACACCACAACCAACAGTAATACTTGCAGTAGTTTGAACCGTTAAAATAACATCAGCAAAAGAATCAATTATTGCTACTTTGATATTATTTGCCCAAGACCCTGGGCTTTGAGCAACTACGGTAACACCAGGAATGATATTTTCATCATATCCTAATTGAGTGTAATGCTCTAAACTTTTAATTTTAACCGAGTTAACTCCAACCGAAGCATTTCTAAAATCAATATCATCGGCTCTTACTACTCTAAGAGCTCCACCATATGCTAAGTATGAGGATGCTACCATCCAATACTCATACTGTTTATCGATTGGATATGGAGATCCAAAAATGTTTAAAAGGTCATTCTCAGTTTCAACCAACGTTGGAACATCTACAGGACCTTTTGCGAAAGGTCCAACAATTGCTCCAATTTTGTTAGAAACTGGATTTACCCTTCCTGTAGTTAAATCAACCTCTCTAACTACAATTCCAGGAGATGCTAAATTTAGCGGCATCTTTCTTTCCTCTATAAGTCCAGAATTATTCTAATAATATTTAGAAAAAGTATGACTTTCATATGGGAAACGATGCGTGAACTTCATCTAATCACCAATCAGGATACTCCCACTCAACTTTATAGCACTTTTTCTTTTTAGAATTAATAATTCTTTTTATCGTACATTCCTTACATTCATATGAATATGATGATGAAAGAGTGCTATTTTTGCGAGTTTTATAAAATCCATCTGTTAAATTTTTTCTAATCTTACAAATTCTACACTTCCTTTCACTTAAAAATAAATGACCTAATTCAAATTGATCATCCAAATTCATTTATCTGTAATCCCACATATATGATCTATCACCATACTCATCTACGTTCCAAATCTCATGAGATTCTAATTGATTATCTGGAGTTGCCAGTAACCATTTATCGCCAGTTTTATAATCAACGGTTACTTCCATATCTTCCAATCCATCAACAACAAATCCAAAAGGAGACATATCTTGGTCTATTTGGTTTTTCTGTTCCTCATAAATTCTCTTACGGACATCATTATCTGTCATCTCCTTAAAATAATCTTGAGCTACTAACCAAGAAAAAATAACCAAGCACATTGCTAGGTCATCATTGCACCCCTCCTCAGCTTCAAATGAATTGTGCTTCTGAACAAAGGTAGTAAGTTCACTAATAATATCATAATCATTTATTAGGAGTTTATTATCTTCTATAAGAGTTCTCAAATTGGAGCATCCTAATTTTTTAACCGATGATGTCATTCTCACCCCAAGTTGTGATTTTTTTCCACTAAATCCAGAACCAACAACTTGTCCAGCTCTACCTCTCATTGCTGACATTAAAATATTATCATATTCCAAATCAAAGTGTAAAATATTGGCTACTTGATCTCCAATATCATTCACCTCTATTAATACCCAAGCATTGTTGTAGGCTCTTGCAACATCACTGATAATTGATGGAAAGAGCATGGGTTTTATTTCATTGTTTCTATATTTGACAACTTGCTTATATGGGAAATTTGTAATGTCAAAAACTATAAATGCGGAATAATCATTTCCTATTCCTCTTGCGACATCGACCGTAATCAGATAATTATTATTTTCTACAGGTTTTAGATAAACATCAAGTCCTTTATTTCTCTTAATTGGATCTTCATATACTAAAGTTTTTAATTTTGCAGAATTTATGAGAGTGTTTACTGAACCTAAAAACTCGCATTCAAATTCTACCTTAAACTGTTGCTCACTGGTGTTGGAAATTGTTTGTTCTTTCCACTTATCATCTCTACCAGGAACTTCTGACCAATGAACTTCTGTGGGGACATACTCATTTTTATTTCTTTCCGCATCGTGCCACATGCGGTAAAAATGGTTCATACCACGGGGGGTAGAAACAATAATTACTTTGGTGCTTTGACCGGAAGAAATAGTTGGATATACTGAAGCGAAAAAGTCATCTGCGATGTGATTTGGAATAAACGCAAATTCGTCCAAGAAGATGACATTATAAGACCCACCACGAACAGCAGATGATGATGTGGAGTTGGATGAAATTTTAGATCCGTTCTCAAGCTCTAAAGAACCTTTATTCCAAGATATGATGCCTTGCTGCATCCATTTGGGGAGATTTTCATATGCAAGTTGCAATCTACCCAGAAGGTCTCTTGCAGTCGATGCCTTGTTGGCAAGAATTGCAATATTCACATTATCATTAAATACTGCATAGTGTAAGAGATAAGATACGCAGGTAGTAGATTTACCTGTCTGACGAGGCATCTTACAAATATTGAATCTATTTTCATGGAAATTACTTATGAGTTTTTCCTGAAACGGATACATCTCAAAAGGAACAAGACCATGATCCAAAGAAACGATTTTAATATAATTTCTTGCAAAATATACTGGATCCTCTTTACATTTTAAGAACTCGATAATTTGTTCTTCAGTAAATTGGATTTGTGTATTTGCTTTTTTTAAATTGGGATTACCAAGATATACATTATCAGACATAAAATAATCTCCTATTTCAATATTTAAGTTTAATCAACTTCCCAAATAAGAGAAGTATTAGTTGCAGTAACGTTAGATGCTCTTATTGCTAGAGAAATATTACTTCCAGGAGAAACTACAATTCTGTAACTACTCAAATCAATATTTAATGAACCACTACTAGGTATTGCATAAGATAAAATTGGAGTATTGGTAGTTTCACTTATAGTTCCAGTTGCTTCAGAAACTAGTGCAATTGAATTTCCTCCTGGTTGAGTTCTAAAAATATGAGAACCTGTTGCTAAAGGAGCATCTAGAAATACAAAAACTTCAGCAGGTGCATTTCCACTATTAAATGTCCCACTCAATCCTTTCATAATTATTTCTCTCGAATTAAGCACTCCATTATTTGTAGTTGGATTTTGAATGGTAATTAGATGATTTACCACATTTCCAGTTAATCCAGCAGTACTTCTAAATGCAGAACTTGGATATGTATTTTGAATGATTTTTCCCTCAACGCCCATCATTAGCGATGCTCCACAAACGGCAGCAGTTGAAGCAATACCTACGCCACTTAAATTTGCGGCAACATATCCAATTTTAAATGATGGATTATCTACCCAAGGAATATTATATCTATTACTATAATGAGCATGATGAAAGAAAATCATATCTCCATTTATTGGATTTTCTATCGCATATCTTTGCTCACCAGCACCCAACCATCTGTAGTTGATTTGGAATACATTTAATTTTGTCGTATCTAAAGTAACTCCGGATGGATTTGATGTTCCACCAACACCAGTCAAATTATCAAGGTTCCAATCTTCCTGATATGTCCAATCTTCTGTTGCAACTACACCAGTTTGAATGGTTGTAAATGTTCCTACTGCTCCTGTTGTTCCTGGTATAAATTGAAAATTGCCTGTTTGAGGTCCAGTTGAATTTGCTAAAAATATAATTGTGCTATCTCTTTGGTCTGGAATGTGAGTTGTATATGAAGTACTGAATCCTAGTTTTGCTGCGGTTGCTGATGTATCCGCAGAATCATTTACAAGAGATACATTATAAGAAGTTCCATTTAAAATAACTGTTGAAATACCAGAAGAACTTGCTGCAGTTGTAATAGTAAGCTTTCTAATTTCTGCTTTTGTTCCATACTGACGAAGAATGCCGAATTTTCCATTAGTATTAAATCCAATTTGTAGTGCAGATTCCTGACTAAAAAAACCTGCTCTTAAAGTTACACCTACAGTAGGATTGATAAAGTGTGCAGTAAATCTAGCAACTCCACCTTGTCCAGGTCTGTATCTTAAAAATCTCTTTGAACGAACTACACCATATCCATATGCACTGGTTCCAGTTTCTGCAACAAATAAACTATTTCTTGTTGTTGCTATTCCACTACTAAAGGAATATGTTTGAAAACTATTTGTGGGAAGACCATAGATTGGGTCTAACTGAACTACAGGGGTAATTTCAGAAACTGCATATTCACCAAAAGCACCCCTACCAGTAGCACCTTCACTTATAATATTTCCATACTGATCCGCCTGGAT